ATTGAAATTACCAGCATAAGCAGAGTTAGCTGGTTTGCCTAATTGCATTTCTTCTAACATACCACCAAACATTGCTTGTCTTTCAGCTGGTGTTAATTTTTTAGGTGATTCAAGATGAGGTTGAGCATAAGTGTCTCTAACCGACTCCGTAACAATTGTCTTAGGAGCACGAACAGCTTCCAATAGAATATCTTTCAATTCTTCTTGAATAGCTTCCTTTACTGCTTCTTTGATCATTTTTTTAAAATCTGATGGTTTCATTGTTTATAAATATTAAGTTAATAAGCTTTTAAATTGTCTCTATCAATTATTAGTTTTAGTTCATTAATTAAAACCTGGTTGGATGTTGTGAAGGAAAATTCAGTTTGTATCATGATTATTCCTGATTGGTTTTTACCAATTGCTCTTCTTCTATTAACTGTAGGTGTGTAAGGTACAATTTCAATTTCTAATACAAACCCTTTATAAGTTATTTGGTTTAATGTATTTTCCGCTATGTTTTGTCTTAAAGTTATATTTTCTAAGTCATTACTGATAGCTAAGTAAGTAGAATTAGGTGAGCATTGTTTCAATATATTATCAATAGAGTTTAAAGAAACTATAGCTATTGATATAAAAGAACTAGTTAACGATATAGGGGCCGCAGTGTTATCAATTATAGATTTTAATTTATTTAATTTAGAATTTCCTAAACTATCAAATTTTAAAGCATCTAAAACCTCATTAGCTTGAAATACTAAACTAGCAAAAGGACCAATCCCACCTGCAGTAGCGTCAGCGGCTATTAAAGCGGTTTTAGCAACTCTAAGTGTTTGAGCGGCGGTTATTAAACTATTTAATAAATCAGATGTTATACCCGCGGCAGCAGTGGTTGTATCTAAAACACTTCCTATTTGATTTAATTTATTAACTATATTATTTCTTTGTAAAATAATTAAATCTAATTGAGCAGGAGGTAAACAAGTACCATTAGGAGCACTATTTAGCTCATTCTGGATGTTAGTTAATTGAGGTTGAATTTGGTCACTAATTTGAATACCTTTTTCTAAAATTACTTGACCTAATTTTTCTGAACCTGTTAGTTTTAAACTACTAGGTAGAGCGTTCTCTAATACTTGTACACTAACTTCAGCCATTATAGTATTTTATTTATTTTAGATTTAGTTAAAGCTATATTAGCTGAGATTTTAGGTAGTTCTGATAGTACTAATTGGGCGGCAGCGGATGTTTGAGGAACTGCTACTAATACAGTAGTTAATTGTATTAATTGGTTTATTAATTTTTGCAATTCTGTCACTAAAGCATCACCTTTTAAAATAGGTTCAGTAGCATTTTTACCACCTAATTTTATAGAAGGAGCATCAATAGTAAAATCAGCTTTAGTATCAAAGTTAAATCCACTAACAGCATTAAATCCAATTGATTGAGCTGAACTTAACAGGAGATGATCTTGAGTAGTATTAAATATTAAACGACCTGAAGTAAGAATGACTTGCTTTCCAGCATATTGATCAGGTGTTGTAGGGGCTGTTTGATAACTAGTGTATGTAGCACTTGATACTTTTAAAGGTATCTTTTGAGTACTAGTTAAATAAATAGAAGCATCATCATTATTAATACTTTCTTCTATAGGAATCCATCCTTGATTAGATTGAGCACCTTGTCCATTTCTAATAAGAGTAATAGGATCACCCGAAGTACTAGTTCCTTCAGACCATGTATTTAAAGGGATTTGATTTTCTTTATTTTTTATAGTAGAACCAAATCGTATACTATTACCCCATCTACCTTCATAGATTATATCTCCTTCAAAAGGTTTTAATGGATGAATATTAGTACGTTCAATAAATGTTTTACCTAAGTTAATCTCTGTTGACTTATCAGTTACTCGTCTAACATTACCTATAGAGGTTTGTCTATAGTCTTTTTGTTGAGACTCAGGTAAATTCTGTGGGTCAGAAGGAAAACCATTATGATGAGGATGATTCCATAAGGCTGTAGGATTTAAATAATAATTATTTATATCAGTACTTATTCCTGGTTTATCAGGAGCTGGACCGTTAATTGCTGTAGATGGTAATTGAACTATCCAAACAATCTCATCTATTAAAGGAAAGTTTTTAAAATTAGGAAAAAAAGGTTTAGCTATAGTTAATTGGGCTGTGGGATTAGTTATGTCTTGAAATTGGATAGTACCAATACCATTGTATCTTCCAAAATCATTAAAACCATCACTAGATTCATCTAAAATAATATTTTTAACCCTTCCGGCTAAAAAAGCTATAGGAGATGAAGTAATCCCATTTGGGGATTGACTTGCTTGTGTGTTAACACTTGCTTGGCCTCCATCTCTTTTATTTAGAATACCCATTAATTTCCTCCTTTTAACTCATTCATAGCAGCTAGTAACTGTTCTTTTTCTTCATCAGAAATAGTTAAGTTTCCTTCTGCTGTTTGAGTTTGCATAGCACGTTGAGCTAACGCTGCCATCTTGATTAAAATATCATCGTTTTTAACGCTTATCTCCATATATTCCTTAATTAAAGGAACAACTAACGTAGCATCACCAATGTCTGAAATTAGTGGTTTTAATTCGTTAATAAGCGCTGTAACTTGTTGATCTTTTTTCTTTTGGTTATTGTAAATTTCCTCTAAGACATCAGAGAATTTTTTCTTACCAAAGATTATATTATCGAATTGTGACATAAATATACAGTTAGTTTCTTATAAATATGAAAACTAAAACTTTGTATATCCGTGTTCTAAATAAAATACATAACCTTTTTTAAAGATATCATATAATTGATTAGCTATTTTAGTAATTTTAGGTGTTTTAGCATCAATTATCTCACGGATATAAATGTAAAGTGCTTTCTTATTAAAAATATCTAAATGTTCTCGTTTACGAAATAACTCAAGAATAGCATCAGCTATTTGAGCATCTTCACCTTTAGGGAATAACTCATAAATATTTTTAGTACAGTAATCAGTGTAATCATCTATGAAGAGAGATAAACGTTCATTGTATGGTGATTCTTCCATATCATAAGAATGGTTTTCATCTTCTTCTAAAATTTCAATAGGAGCAGTATCAACACGTTTCTTATAGTTTTTCTGATTAGATAAGATTAAGTAACGTTTAGCAATAGTACCAAAATAAGAGTATGCTTTAGATCCTTTAGTTTGATCATATAAATGAATCTTACTTAAAAGAAAAGTAATTACTTCGTGCTGTAGGTCTTCAATGTTTTCTACCTCAGTATAGTAAAATTTAAAGGTATGAATAATATTTTCGGTTAACTTAAAAAAACCGTAATGTATTTTTTCCCTATAAATCTTACTTCTTACTTCAGGGTCAGGAGTGTTATTATAAAGTACAATGGAATCTTCTGTTTCTTGAGTAAAGTACTGTACTCCCTTCTTTTTTTTCTTTACTTCTAATTCCATTACTTAATTTCTTTAATAATAAATGTATTCAATATAGTTTGAATACTTTTGATTTGTTCAAAAACAAAACCTATTTCATCATCTGATTCAAATGATCCTTTATAGTCTACTTCTTTTAGTTTTTTATCTGCAGCTTCAATAGTGTCTGAAACTTTGTTAAGGTACGTCATGTACCCTGCAAGAATATCTTCTTGTTTTTCATTTTTCTTAAGAAGATTATAGGTCGTGAATCCAAGAGTCACGACCAATATTGAGAGAATAATAATTGCTAGTATCATAAGTTGTCTAATAGATTTTTAAGACCCTCATTCTTTAAACTACCTAATGCTTTAGATTTAGAAGCTAATGTTTGAGGTGCTGATTTCTTAGACTCCAAGGTAAATGATTTCTTTGGCGTCTCCAAGTTACCCTGGAATTTAGGAAGCCATTCTGTTTCAAACTCAATTCTAGCAGCCATTAAATCAGCCTGATGAACAATATAAGGTAAGCTAGTTCTAGGTTTTAACTCTGGCATGTAGGTCATAAGATATTTTTCATTGGCTTTATCATACAGACCATCATGAGTTTGAATTGTTATCATTTCATTAAAAGTATAAGTAATACCATTTGATTGAAGTAAAAATAAACTTCTATCAGGCACACTAGCGAAAGCTAACTTATCATTAAACTTATAATCTTCTCCTAGTTTTTCTTTCCTCCACTTATCATCTTGAGGAATATAAGCTTCATGATTCTCATCACCCATTTTACCCAGGTCATGATTTAAAGCAGAAAACACAAGTTCCTCTTTAGTGTAAGTAGTAGTATCAGCTCCCATTTTAGCCCACAATTCATGAAGATGAAGAGCACAAGTGATAACTCGGTTAACATGATCTACATACCCTCCAGGGAAAGCATTATGATATTCCTTTTTATGAGCCGCGGGCATCAATATCAAACGCTCACTAAATTTCTCATAAAAGTTAATCAAATTAGTTTTACGAGGTTCAGAAATGTGATCCTCAATAAAACCCATCAAACGTAACCAATTCTGTTGAATTTCCTCAGCTGTTAATTGCATATTAATAGTTATTAATTTCTCCAGGTCCCAATGGTTCCTGTTGTACAAACGCTTTAGCGTCGTTAATGTTATCCCTCATCTCTTGAATAATCTCATCCACCACAACCCAGTTATTCTGTCGTAACGCGAATTGCAGTTTCTCAATTCCCCCTTCTACCCTCTCCATTCTTCTCATTATTATATCTCTGTTTTTCATATTTTTCTTAAAACCCGTAACAATAATATAACATTAAAAGAAATGTAAGCCAAGCTTAGGCTAAAAGGAGTTTTATAAACTCTAAATTCTTTTTAAGATGCGCACACTTTTCATACTCTTCATGCTCTTGAAAGTAGTTTATAGCTAACTCCAAAGCTGTTTTTAAATGTATATCTGAGAAATGATAAAGGGCTTCTTGATGTGTCAATTCATCAGGATTAACTTTAGTAATATAGTCGTAGGCTCTAGTAAACACTACAAATTCTCCTGCTCTATCTATATCAACTTGATCTAATCCTTCATCTAAGTTTTCAAAAAACGTTAATAATTGATCGCGGAATACATTGTGATTATAAATAAGCTTTTTGAACATTCCAACCCAAAATAAAGGGTGGTTTTTATAGTCTGTTATTAAAATATCTGCAGCCTGTGATTTCTCCTTAAGAGAATTAGGCTCTTTACTATTAAATAGATCAAATATTTTATTCACATCCACAACCATACATATAAATGGCCTATACTTCTCATATAGGCCATATAATAAACTACCCTATTCAGGTCACGTCAGGTGTCAAAATTAACCAATAACATTGTCTAGATGGTCAGGTATGCCATCGCCATCTACATCTGCTATTTCTTTATAACCAAAAGCAGTCATAAATTTAGTGACACGATCTTTTAAATCACCATCAGTATCCTCGAACCAATCTTCTTTTAATTGGTCATGTTCTAAAATAGTAGTTAATGCTTTATATATTTTTTCAACATCCTCAACTAAATAGATATCTGGTGTGTGAAAATCTAAACTAAAAGCATAATCATCAATTTGAGGGATATCTAATAAAGAAGTTGTTTTACCTATTTTCTTTTCAGTTGGAACATTTTTTCCAAACTTATGAAAGTATTCTCCAATGTAGATATATCCTTGTCCGGGTTGTAATTGAAACTCACTCATTATTTTAATAAATTATAATACTCGTTAAAATGTTTAATACGATCAGGTAAACCAATTGTTCCACCATTTACTCTTTTAGTAACAGCAGTTACAGTTCCTTGATCAGCACCTTTATCACAGATACTCCAAAGTCCATTTTTATTAAAGAACCAAGCAGCAGACATTAAAGGATATTTAATAGCAACTAAATCAGGATTAGCTAAAATTTCCTCAGGAACAAACTTATCAAAAGCAGAATAGTTATCTTTACCAGTCAATTGGATGTAACCACGACCTCTAAATTTAAATCCTTCTTTAGTAGCTTCAGCTCCATTACCCATTCTACCTCCATAAACACGAGAAGCAATAGCTTCAGGCTTACGAGCGTATTGTTCAGCTAATGCTAAAGTAGGGAAATATTTTTTAAATATACCCATTAAACCTTTAGAAGAGTAGTTTAAGTTTTCTGAAGTTGCCTTCCAACCTCCTGATTCATGACCACACTGGGCTAAGAAATGAGCTAATCTTAAAGGATTAGTAATACCAAATTTAGCAGCAGTATCAGGAATCTGAGCTAATACAGAATCTGGAATATGTCCTTTTAATTTATCTAATTTAAAGCCAGAAGCAGGGACTACTACAGCAGGAGCCGCAGGTGCCGCTGGAGCAGAACCCATAATTTTATTCCAAGTAGAATCTCCTACTATACCATCTGCTACTAATCCATTAGCAGCTTGATACTTTTTAACAGCTTCTTCAGTCTTAGGACCAAAGTTACCTACAGGATCAACTCCTAATTTAACTTGGAGTTGTTTTACCTGTTCATTATTATCACCTTTTTTTAGTAACATAGTTATTTATCTTTATGTTTATCGATTTTTTCTAAAATTTTATTTAATATAGAATGTTTAATAAAGCCAGCATTTGAAGCATTTTTTAAAGCACTAACTATTTGGAATATTATAAACGGCATTATAATAGTTTCTGAGAGCCAGGATGTACCTGGAAATCCTATCTCAACCATTAATATTACTGTTAGTATAACTAACCAAGTAAATGTGGTTTTTAATACTTTAACTGCTTTATAAGTTTTAAATCCTTCTTTCTTAGTACCAGCAACTATACCAAAAAACCCATCCATAAAAGCAACAGCCACTATAGCTAAATACTGTTCACTATTATCTATAGCTAATCCTCCGAAGTAACTACAAACAAAAGCAAAGGTTGTGGTTAATGATAATAATAATACTAGTAATGTAGATTTCATTATCCTTCTATATCTTTATCTTCTTCGTGTTTATCTTTTTTATTCAAAAATTTATCCACAGAGGCAATACCAAATGAACCTAAAATGATTACCATAAATCCATCAAAAATAAATTCATTAATTACTAAAGCAGTACCCATGTAACCTGTTACTAGGTCTACAATAAGGGCAATACAAAGCATAAAGAAAGCAATAAAGCCTACTAATGCTTTTTCATTAATTGAGTTGTTGTCGTCGAACAGTTGTTTAAAGAAATTTTTCATATTATAGTTGTTTTGTTGTGTTTGTTAAACTTTCTTGTAACGCTTTCGAGAACGCCTTTCGGTTTAACGGAACTTCATTATTTTCAACATTTAAAAATGCAGCGAAAATAAAGGTTTTTCTAACACCAACTGATTTATGACAACCTGTACCTATGCATATTGTAGTTTCAACAATATAATCTTTTTTTAACCATTGTAAACCTATTATGTTTACAATTTGTTGAGGGGAATAAATACTATCTATACTTACTTGAACAGACATACCTAATGAGTCATTGGGGGTATATCCTTTTTCAATTAGTAATTCTTCAACAGTTTCTTTAACACCAAAAGTAACATCTCTACCTCCAATAGTTTGGACATGTTGGACATTAATTACATTAACACTTATTTTAGTAGTGTCAATAGGTGATAAAAGTAATAATATAGGAGTTAATAAATTTAACATCTTTTATAAATATGTTAATTTCTATAACCTGTACGAAATAAATAATAATTAGAACTACCTTTATTAGACACTCCAGATACAGTAATAGTTTGAGTTCCTGAGTAGGTTGATTTAAGGTTAGATGATGAAGTATTAATAGTATTCCACTCAGTTGGGGTGAAAATCCGATAATTTGGAACTGGACTTCTCCATGCTCTACCTATTATTTTAGCATAAACTAAATAAACATCTGTAATAGTTAAATTATCATCATTATTAACATCCATTCTATAATAGTCTCTAGCATTAAAAGATCGACTTAGTACTTTTTGATTAAATGATTGAGCATCACTAACAGCAGGAGATGAAATAGTTAAGCTACTGATTTCAATTTGAAAATCATAAACTGTAGCGTCTTTAGTAGATGAGATAGCATATTTACCATTTGCATCTGTATTGATAGTGCTTTCAAAAGTATAAGTAGAGGCTGATTTTAATTTAGAATAAAATTTAACTGGTATATTTTGTATTCCTACCCCCTCAGAATTGTAAATATATCCTGTATAAGAAAAAGGATCTGTAGCTCCAACAATTCTAGTTTTAAAATCAAATGTGTTTCCATAAGGATATGTTCCACAAATTACAGGTGAACCTGAATACTGCATAATAAATCTCATATAAACTTCTCCATTGTAAACTGAAGTAGGAACTGTAAAAGAAGTAGTGACTGTTTTAGTTCCTGTCCACTGGTAATTAGCACTATGAACTAACTCACCAGCATCTGTTAATACTCCATTACCATTAAAGTCAATCCAAAGTTTAAAATATTCCATATAATTACCATTTGTAACTCCTGTGTATGAAATAGATATACTTTGTCCTGCTTTAATTCTAGGAACTGTATCTGCTGTATAAGCATAATCATAATAACCAGCAGGACTACCACCTGAAGAAGAAGTAAAACCTGTACTTCCAGCAAATGTTCTACCATTAATAGTTACACTAGAAACATATTCACAACAAAATGTTGTAGGTCTACTGGCACATAAAGGAGATTGAGCATAAACCTTAAGTGATAAAAAAACAAGTAAACTTAATATCCACCTCATATTTTTAGTTTAGCACCCATTAATATTTGAAAATTAAGAATGTCTTGACCTGCTATGTATGTACCACCACCTGTTAATCCAACTCCAAACGTTTTAGTTAGTTTATAATTAAGGTTTAAAAAAGGTATGATAATTGGTTTAGCCTCAAAAATAGATTCAGTATAGAACTTAGAATACGGGGAATAAATACCAGCCATAATGATTGTAGCATCCACTGCTTTACCAATTTTCCCTTTATACATAAAACCACCTATAACTATAGTTGATATTAATTCTTCTCCAAACAATTGTCCATAAGTACCAGACACACCATATAAAGCAGTAAATGATTTGATTGAGTTAACTCGTATCAATAAGGCATTTGCTGTAGTAGATTTAGGTAATATTCCTAAACCCGCTGAAGCTACATTAATATGTTTATGACCTGCTTTATTAGTTCCAATCCAAGAACGTATTGCTGATAAATTACCAATTTTAGCATTAACCATATAATCAGCTGAAAAACCTATTGAGGCAGTACCATCACCCTTCACACGAGTAAAAGACATAGTACCTCTAGC